TTACTGTTTGATTTCCTTCTTCTTCGCTTATATTCTCTTTCATGGTGGTTCTCCTTTTGGTTTGTTTTTTTCCAACCTGATCCTCTCGGATCAGCCATTCGGAGACCACCTCTATTTTTAACAATTATTGGGACGCTTCCATGGTTAAAGCGTCTCTCGTTTTGATAAGTTCGATGTCTTGTTCTGGTTCGTTGCTCATAGCTGTGTATTAGTAATTGCGTCCATTCCGTCAACCGACTTTTGAAAATACCTTGAAATTCTTTAAATTCTGGATCTGTCCAACTCAAAAAAAAGCCCCCCTCACCGGAACGACACGGCAAGGGGGTGGAGGAACCGAACCGAAAGGGTTAAGGTTTGACGATGCGTTTGATGCCTGCCGCGATTCCAGCGGCAAACCCGTAAAGGCATTCCACCGTCACAAAAATTCGGTTGCTGGAAGTCTCCGTGTAGCGGAGGTAGCCGAAAGTCAGCCCCGTGTCTGGGTCGGTGACGGCACCCGCCTCATCGTAATTCGCCACAGGAGCGAGGTAGCGCATGGCGACCGCCATCCCCGAGGGGTGCGCGGCGAACCCGACAAGTTTCTCGCCGTTTTCTGGGAGAACCGTGCTGGGAAACACATCGAACCCGCCGATGCGCCGCAAGCTGGCTTCGACCACCCCTGGCTGGGAAAGGGGCAGGATAAAACTTTTTGCAACCACATCGTCGGCGAGCAAGTTGGTGTAGTAGGCGTCATCCAGAATCAAGGAACGGTCGCTGATAGGCATCTTGACCAAGCTGCAGGCCTCGCGAATTTTGAGGACTTTCTTGTAGTCGAAAGTGTCAGCAGCCAGCGCCGTGATGGCGGGCGCCCCGTAGTTGGCGGCTGTCACTTCCGAGAAAATGTCCACCAGCACATCCTCGGCGAGCTGTTTGACCGCGCTGGAGACGAGGTTTTCGAGGACGGGAAGGGAGGTCTCAGCCGCTTCCCGCGCCGTGACATGGACGGTCTTGAACTTGTGGCGAGTGAGCTGGACAGGCACGACGGTGACGGTCGAGTCCACGCTTGAGATGTAGCTTCCAGCAAAGTTGGAGCTTGCCGAGGGCGTGCCCACCACGGGCACCCGAACCGTGTCGAGCTTGTCGGCGGGGTCGGGCGAAAAGTTGGTCGAGAACGCCCGCAAAGGCGTGAGCGATGCCATGAAAGGTTGCAGGGCGTGTTGGGCGACTTTGATGTCTTTGACATCGGTGAGGGTGTTGCTCATAAAAAATATTTCCTTGTCTTGTTGTTAGGGTTGGTTGCTCTGGATCAGCATCACCGCCCGTTGCGCGGGGGTGAGGTTGCGCCAGAATTGGGTCTGCTCTTTGGGGTCAGAAATGCTTTTGAACTGCTCGTAAAGATTACTTGCTTGCGCGTCGCCCTTGGGCGTGATGTGGGCGGGGGGTTGCGAACCCATCTCGGCGGCGATCCGCGCCGCTTCGACAGAAGCCCGTTTGGAAAGGTCCTGCTCTCGCGCTTCGAGTTCCTTGTTTTTTGTCGAGAGCGATTCCAGAGACTGGCGCGCCGTCGCCAGATCGTTGGCGAGCTGGTCGCGCTCGGATTGGATAGTTAAAAATCTGGCGGTAGATTCCGCCATCAATGCCTCGTGCGCTTGCGCGTCTTTTTCCAAAGCCGCCATGCGATCAGACGCATCCCTAAATTGTTCTTCAATCGTTTTCATTGCACTGGCCGCCGTGTCAACCGCGCGCACATGCAAGGCGCGCAGCCGGGCCAAGGCTTCCTCCCTGTTTTTGACCGTCCCGGCCAAATTGAGGCGTTGGGCAGTTTTTGCATTGAACGACTGTCCCTCCATCGTTTCATCAGAAATCTTTCTTCCGCGCGCCAGAACCGCCGTCTTAAAATCAGAGGCGATTTCCTCGACCTCCGATTGGATCAGGGATCGTTGATCGCCCGTCAGTGGGACGCCGGGCGTCCCGATACTTTTGAATTTACCGGCAGCAAAAACCTCGACCTTGATCCCTTCTTTCAAAAACGCTTCCGTGCTGTCCACCACGGGGCGAATCACCCCGATGGATCCGACCCGTGCGCTGGGCGTGGCGTAAATCGCGTCGCACTGGGATGCGACCCAGTAGGCCGCACTGCACATCAGTCCACCGGAAAAGGCGTAAACGAACTTTTCGCGCGATGCGTCCGCCACCGCTTGCGCGAGTTCTGGCGTCCCCATGACCGTTCCACCGGGCGAATCGATATCCAAAAAAATGGCGTGAACATCAGGCCGAGATACCGCATCCCGGATGGCGGCACCGATTTCTTCCACATCCGTCGCGCCGTAGATAAACTTTGAAATTGGGTCGGGATTACGAAGCATGATCCCGCAGATCGAAACGATACCGATACCATCATCGACGGTCAAAAGCTCGTTGTCAGGAGGCAAAGGATCGGGGGGTTGCGGTAAAAACGATGCGGCGGCTATCGCCTCCAACGCTTCAGGGGCGATGAGCCACGGTTGCTTGAGCAATGATAAAACTTTCACGCCTTGGGCGGCGTGTCAACGCGAGAGGTTTCTTCCTGCATCGGAAGGAGGGGGGATCCGCCCGAGGGTTTCCACAACATTTCAATGGGGACTCCGTATTTGGTAGCCGTGTCCAGAATAAGGCGGGCATCCCGCGCCCTGCGTTCGATTTCCTCGGTGAAATCCGCGCCCATTTCCTCGAAATGATCCGAGATCGTCTTGATCCCAAGCTCCACATCAGCCCGGTTCTGCTGGGCTTCCCTGCCAGCGTCCACGGTCACTTTCTTGGGCGTGACGCACGAGATCCTGTGCCAGCCGCTCACGGGCGGCAACTCGCCACGGCTTATCGCGTCCCCGACCACGAAAAACCAGACCGGCTTGATGAGCCTTTGGACGAGGATGAGTTGGCGGTGCGAAAACCGCCTGTCGGCCTTGGCGACAACCAGCCTCACGCCCGCACCGCCGATCTTGCTCGAATCCGCCGCGAACTCAAACGGGATCATGCCCAAGGCCGAGTCCCGCCTCAGATGTTCCAGGAACCCCGTGAAAGTCGGGCTCGGCCTCTGTGACTGGAAGCTCTCGATGCTTTCATCTGGCTTGAGTGCCACGAGCTTGCCGCCGATGATATTTTGCAGCGTTACCGGATCGCTCGTTTCGGCTTGTTGCGATGGAGTGCCCAAAGAAAAATCGCTGTTCTCTTCGATGTCGCCACCCTCCGTTTTCAAGACGCGCGAAATATCCGCGTTGTCTTTGACGGCGTGTTTTTCCATCGCGATCAGCTCCATTTCGTCCAAGATATGGTTGATGGAATGCTGGAGCGTCGGTGCGTGCCTGACCGCGCTCGCGCTTTCTGGCTCGAAGATGTGCAGGACGCTCTCTGCGGGATAATCTCTCGTCCGTGCATCCTCGATCATGCGGTAGGCCAGCGGCCTGCCGACGGCATCTGTAATGACCCCGTCCCCGTTGTTGTCGGGGTCGCCCACGCGATGCGCTTCGACCAGTTGTAGCGAGGGCAGGTTCCGCGCATCCCTCGTTTTGATAACGAAATACTCGCCGTCTATGTCCATGCCCCGGCAAATGAGCGACTGGCATTCCTCGAACGAAAAACGCCCCGTCACCTCGCACCTCGAACTCCATTGTTTGAAATATTCCTCGGCCCGGCGGTTCCACTCCGGGTCAGGCGACTGCGCTTGGGCCTTGATGCCGTCGCCCGTCGAGTAGATCGCCATGTTGGAAACCAGCTCCCGGACGAAGCCGGAGTTTTTGTAAAGGTAGCGGGATTTCCGCACGAGTTCGGTGCGCACGCTTGGGGTGAGGTCGCGCTTGGTGTCGCCCGGCGACGCCCCTGGAACACGCCCGCGCCGTGGCGACCCGTTGGCTCCTTCATACGGCGAATACCACGATAAGATAGCGGAAATGAATCGTGGCAGTTTCATTTGGGCAGAACCCCCGAAACGCCCGATTGCATGACTCGCCGCCCTTTGGGGTAGGCCACGGGGTCGAGTTTTTGCAAAGCGCTCTGGCAGGCAGCGATGATGGAATGGATTTCGTCGAGGCGGCGTTTGGTCACGCTCGCCCCGCCGTCCGACCAGCCCGCGAGCGTTTTCTTGAGTTCGAGTTTGTGGACGGCAAGAATCTCTTGCACCTCCTCTTTCGTGAACCCGACAGAATAATCAATTGCCGCCATGCATGGCGGCGGGTGTCAACGGCGGCACGCCATCCGGCATTTCAAAGCGGGAGGCAAAACTCCCCGGATACCTTCTGGGCCAAAACGGAGAACGCCTTCGCCGCCGTGGTCGGCACCACCCCGTTTCCGAGCAAACGAAGCTCGTCGGTCCGGTTATCGCATCGCGTGTGATACTCCACCGAGCCGAGTCGCCCGCAATTAGGCATGACCCAACCGACCGTTAAACCCATCAGAGTCTCAACCCAGCGCGGGTTGAGTTTGCCTCGTCCGGCTTGTTGCGGGAGGTCTATCTGGCCGAAGCCGTGAGGTTGCGGGTTTCCTCCCTCCTTGTGGTCGCGCGATTGCGGGGTCGCCCATTCGGGGTACTTTTTTAAAATGTTGTCCGGTCCGTTTTTGGCGCTGTTCGACCCCCGGGACGAGCAATCGTTCACCGTGGCGGTAGGCCACTGTTTCGGTATGTCGCCAGTCTCCCTCAAATCTCTGCCCAAGCATTTTTGCTTTGAGATTAAATCCGTCCTCGCACCTTCGATGTGGTCGCTGGCTTGCGGTGTCGCCCAGTTGCTGTCACGACACCTCCTTACTTGGTCGCCCAGAGGTATGCCGCCTTTATTGTTCGGTCGGCTGTTGTCGGTGGCTCCTGCCCTCGGTGTTGACCAATTTTCTCCCGCGTGAACCTGTTCTCGCAGATTGGCGCAACCGCCCTGTTTGGCCGCGTCCGAGAGATCCGATCTCACAATATCAACGCAGTCGAACGCTTGCGGTGTCGCCCAGCTTTTTTCAGAGTTTGTTTCAACTTGTGCGTCTTTGTAAGCCTGACACATCAGTGGGTCTATTTGCTCCCTTAAGTTGCCTGGACGACTTCTGTTTTTCCTTCCACCATTTGTCGCTTGCTTTTTCATTGCTTCATACGATCTGCTTGGCAAACAGTCCATCGTATTCGGGGTTGCCCAATTTTTTTCGTGCATCTCTACAGCGTCACGCAGTTTCGCCCCGAAAGTTGCTTCTGGCCCATTCACTTTCTCGCAAGTGAATGCACCGTTTTCAAAGGTTACTTTCGGTTGCGGGCCTCCTTCAGCGTCAGAGACGGATGCCGTCGGCCAACTAGCAGACTCTCGGAGGCTCCCACCCGTGTTGGGGTTGTCCGGGGCGAGAAGGCCAGATTTCTCCATCTTTTCTCTCGCGCAAACCCCGACAATCGCGGGATGGTTGCTGATCGCCTTCTGTCCGTGGTTCGGCTGGTTGCCGATCTTCCCTCCCTCCTGAACAGTAGGAGTGGGCCAATCCTCCATCACCACCGCCGTCCCCAACGGGGGAGAGTTCCTCTGAAATTGGCTCGGACAAGCCGTGTTGCGCGATTCGTTCGAGGTAATCGTGGGCCACGCCGAGGATGAACACTCTTTTTCTCTGGTGAGGAGCGCCTGTTTCCGACGCGCTAAATATTCCTGCCTCAACCCTGTAACCCATCGCTTCCAGTCTCTCGACGCAATGGGAGATGACGAGGGTGCCGTCTGGCATTTTTGAGGACAGCAGCCCCTCGACATTTTCTGCGAAGACGGCTCCGGGACGCAAAATTGCAATGCCGTCTGCGATGGTGTCGAAAAGCCAGCGTTCATCTTCGACGCCTTTCCGCTTTCCGGCGAGGGAGAATGGCTGGCACGGAAAACCGAAGGACAGGATTCCTCCAGCCATGAACGGAGCGAAGTCGCCCCAGGGGAAAGAACACACATCCGTGAAGACAGGTGCAGGGTCAAGGTGTCCGCCTTCAATTTTTTTAACCAAGTTCGCAACGGCGAACGCTTCCCTCTCGCAGTAAGCGATTGGGCGAAGATTTGGGATGCAGCGGTGGAGCCCAATTCCGATGCCTTCGTATCCGCTGCAAAGCGAGATGTAAGGGGTGACGGTATTATCGCGCATGTCATTCTTTCGTCGCGGTGTCAACAGTCGCCTCCTTCATACGACGGCGGGTCAGGCCGCCACGGGCAACCTCTTCGCCACGCGCTCCCTGCACTGCGCCAGCGTGAGCCCGAGCTTGAGCTGGAAATGCGGTTCATCCACAAATTTCCATCGCCCGCCCCATTCGAGTCCGATCCCTTCACCGATGAGTCCCGCCTTGCGGTAGTAGGGTGATTCGGGGATGTATTTTCCAATGGCCAGATCGAAAATCCCGATGTCCCACGCAATCCCGAAATTGTGCCACGAGTAACCGCCGCGAGCGTTGGTGATGATGTTGCCCGGCTTGGTGCGCCCCTGCTCGTAAAGCACATCCTGTTCTGCGTAGGTGCGAGTGCCGCAGATAATCTTTAGCGGAATATCCGCATCAATGCAGGCCGTCATGAACTCGCTCGCCTTGACGCGAGCCGCTGGGAGCAGCGTGTGGATGTTGGCCGTGGTTCTCGGGTCGAAGTCGCTCATGTCTTTTCCAAAAACTGATCGGTGATATCCTCGCCATTGCGTTTGACCGTTCTCCCGTCCCCGAGATTGAGCCAGCGTTTGACGATCACATCGCAGTATTGCGGGGAAACTTCCATCCCAAAACAACGCCGCCCGATTTTTTCCGCCGCGACGATCTGCGTGCCCGAACCGCAGAACGGCTCATAGCAGATGTCCCCCTCGCGGGTGTGCTGTTTCATCGGGATCTGGAAACATTCCAGAGGTTTGGGTGTCGGGTGTTCCGGGCGTTCGTCACCCGCAAGGGTATCCATCGTCCAGACCGTGGATTCGTAATCCTTGCTGATGCGCTTGGGGCGGTTGCCCTTGATCCAGCCCATCAGACACGGTTCGTGCTGCCACAAATACCATGTCCGAGTCATGACGGGGCGGTTCTTTACCCATACGATCTGGCAGTGGACGAGCATCCCGGCCGCTTCCATTTCTTCTTCGAGCATCTTTTGACGCCGCGAGGCGTGCCAGATGTAAACGGGCGCATCCGGGTTGATGGCGCACTTGACGGCACAAGCCAGGAATTTTTTGTAAAGGTCACTGTTTTTGTCGGCATCGTCCCATGTCGCCCCGTAGGTTTCAGACCAATCCTTGTTCCCCTGCGGGTGGTTGCACCCGTCATAACCCACCAGATACG